GTTAATCCAATAATACTAAAATATGCAGCTACTCCAGCAAGAGTAAGGGCAGAACCCATAACTAAAAAAGGAAAGATCATAATTAGTATTACACTAATTAATCAAATAAATCAGAATACTCCGTGGGTGTTTCCCAGTGGGGGCATCCTTTGTACTCCATTAGTTCTACGGTCTGACCTTCTTTCTTTGAAGCTATTAAGTCTTCCTTATCTTCTATAAAGCAAGTTTTCATAACTTTACCTGAGGAGTCTTTTAATGCATAATACGAAAAAGGTTTTCTGTATGAACAGATAAAAGCAGGAATTGGGTCTCCGTTTTTATCTAAGACTGGCTGACCTCTACTAATTTTAAAGCCGTCTTTACCGCAAGCTAATGGGCCACCAAAAGTCCCGTCAGAAGGATAGTTTTGTTTAGCTGCAAAATTAGACCTTGCTTTTTCTTCGTCAAAAGTGTCAATGTAGCTCTGAATTTCAGACAGCTCATACTCCAATCCAGAAAGCTCTTCATCGGTAACCATTTCCATTTCTAGAACGCCATTGCCCGATTTTCCAAACATGTCTTTAGTTAAATCAAATTTTAAAAATAAAAATTCACTTTCCCTTGTTTTGAATTCTGGATATAAATGCTTGACGGCCAAGGAATACATGAGGTGTTGAAGATTATCTGTAACTTCCTTGCCCTTAAATACTTGTTTACTGCTTTTGAAATCTCTAATTAGCGCATAAGATTCATCGTTATATAAAAACAACTTATCAATAAAGCCTTTGATTCTGTAAGATACATTTTCGTTTGAAATTGATATGTCAAAAGATTTTTCAGAGATAGCTTGATCAGGGGCTGACCTCTGCTCTCCAAAGAAATCGCAATGCAACCCATTGATTGTCATCTTATCGATAAGCGATAGGTTTTCGTCATCATCCACGTTCAATCTGCGAGCATGATACATGGTGAGCCTGTTGATTGGTTCGCAATTAAATATTGAACCACTCTTAATGATAGCATCATAATGTTTTTTATGCCTATCTTCGCCTAAGAGCTCGAAGATCAAGTGACAAATCCAACCTCTGCTAGCACCATCGTTTGATTTATCTGGAAGTTTTAATTTATAGTTGCACCAATATTTCCAAGAGCATTGCTGTAATGTCTTGATCCTGCTTGCGGATAACGCTGATTCATGCTTGCTCATCGATTAATTTTAGGTTTTTGATTAATGTTTTAGGTAGTTGCTTGTTTTTGTATAAAGCTCTCGCTGTACTCAAAACCTTTTTAGTTTGATCAGTTTCCTTATATAATGATAATTTATTAGACCAATCTTTAAAGTCTTTTTCATTCATGTCTCCGAAATCATTTTTATTGGGCAAGCAAATTTTAATATTATTCTTGTCAAAATAATTTAATAATTTTAAATAATTTTTAATTGACGCATTTAACCCCCTATTGTCAGCTTTCCCTGCATCATTATTAAATGATAAAATAATATTATTGAACCCTCTTTGGACAAGATAGCATAGCAGTTTTGAGGAAACATCCAAACCGAAAGAAACAAATACGTTCTCGAAGCCATTCTCTAGTAAGTTTAAGCAATCACCTATGCTTTCCACAATAATAGCGTCTTGACTATCTGTTGTTCTGAATTTTTCATTAACATAAGCGGGGTATACCCATGTATTTTTTTTACCTATATGTTTCCATTTAGGGCGACCCTCCTTGCCTGACATATCTCTACCAGAAAAACCATGAATTTGACCATACTCATTATAAATGGGAAACACAAAGCGTTGATACATTTTACCTTTGGTGGCTAGGCCACCTTTTAAACTAACTAAAATATCTTTTGAGATACCTCTATTATTGTAAAATTTATAGTGAGGTAATAAGGAAGACAAACAGGACTCAGGATAAATATCTTCCATTTCTATCTTCTCGTCTGAAGTTTTTGATTTGTCGGATAAATAAAATGTTTCTTCTTTATTTAAATATTTTGAAAGTTCTTTGGCGTCATTCGTATTTAAAGTTAGAATTAACAACTTTTTAAAAGTCATGAATGGAGTATTTTTTACATAGTCCTTCCATGCGCCTGTATCTTTATAAATTTGAAGAGCAGTTTCGTTGTCTCCATTTCTATAAATAGCTGAAGTTTGCCAGTATTTACCTTTGTCGTGAAGTTTATAGCCAAGCTCCTCGAGGATTTGCTTTATTTTATCAGAACTTATCATATGTCGGGCAGTTCATTTTCATCTCCATCGGCAAGATTCATATGAGCCTGCGCAGCTTGAGAGTTTACAAAGTCTTGCATGTCTCCGCATTCCGTAATATTAAAATTATCAAAACTTAAAAACAAAGAATTTTTAACTAGCGACCCGTCTTCCATTCTTACAGGCTGTAGGGCTCTGACATAATCTGATCCTAAATGTCGATGTTTAAAGCAAACCAATTTATGGGTTCCAAAATCAGAAGACTCTAGCATTTCATCGTGAGACTTTTGCCTTAAACTGAAAAGATGTGAGCTAAATTGAGTAATTCTATCAGACAAAGAAACTATACTTTCATCTTCAACTATATTCTCAGGCCTTCTGTTGTTTGTAATGCCAGACCTATTGCTTTGAACGCTAGTCATCATAGCTATAACTGGGTCGCCATCAAACAAAACATCTTTTTGGACTAAACGCTTGAACTTATCAACCATTTCACCTACCACTTGCCACTCATTTTTATTACTTAAATTTTCAGAAGTAGTTTTAATGTAATCGAAATTAAAAATCATTTGATTCCCCCTGCCGACTTTACTATAGTAAAATCTTTTAACTAAGTTTACCATTTGATCAACATTAATGCCAGCAACATTATAATAATGTAAATTGTATTGTTTTAATTTAGGCCAAACAGAACGAACTTTGTCCACCACTTCTTTGCCAGCCCTACGCCACTTACCTGTCTCAATTAAATGTAGTGGTACGCCAGACATTGATGAACATAGTCTACCCATTAGTTCTTCTTTGCTCATTTCGCCATTATCAAAGTGCAAGATAGGAACCCCGCCATTAATTAATGAAGATTTTAAGCAAAAATCTAAACAAAATTGAGTTTTGCCAACGCCAGATCTAGCGGTAATGGTTGTAATATTGCCTGGCCTTAATAAAGAACCGTACAATTCATGGAGCCTCTTGTGTGGGCCGATCAAGCCAAACTCTTCAACAGGATTGTTTCCACGATCTTCAATAATGTCCTCCATATCTTTGAATAAATCTTCAGGAGAGTCTGCAGCATTGTCATAAACATTAATGACGTCATTATAAATGCGGTCTGAATCTTCTACAAGCTGCGTAAAGGGCTCTTCGGGTGAAGCGTTTTGCATTTTCTTAATAACTTGCTTTGAAGCTTCAGCTATTTGCCGTCTTACGCTTAATTGCTTTAAGTCCTTCGCAACACTCATAATGCTATCAGCATTTGTTTTCCTGAGCGAAAGCGCTTGTATATAGTCAGCGATATTAATATTATCTTCAAAAGATATGCCTAGTGAGGATGCCCTCTCTGCCAGCATAACATAGTCTGTTTTGATTCCAGATTCTATTGCGTTTTTAAGAAGCGAAAAAATTGTGCGGTTAACTTGTGAATTTTCATCATAAAAATCATCTTCATCTATGAAGTGAGAAATTTCTATAAAGACATCGGGATGGTTTATTAATCCAGCTAATAATTGCTTCTCTAAGTCAAAGGAGTACATCATAAGGCTATAATGATAGCACTAATTTAAGTGCAAGTCAAGTTTTATATTTAATCGTTTGCGTCAAATGGTATATCAGCGCCTTCAATTTCAATCAAATACTGCTCTAGAGCTTTTCTGATACCCATTTCTACTACAGCGCTGCCTGCGCGACAAAAAACCATAGGGGTGCCGTTTTGATCGGTATATGTAAGCAAGAAACCCTTCGATTGTTCGCTAGCGGTTCCCGTAAACTCATACAGTTTATCAAGCAAGGAGTCTGGAATTTGAAACGCGGGAAGGTTTTCGGGGTCGATGTTACTCATTTATATATATTACACGATTCACAATGAAATATCTAACTTTTTAAAGAAAGATTTTGAAAGTTTATCTTTTTCATATATTTCAACTAACTTTATGTCATTAAGTTCGCAGAAGTCATGCTTTTGGTGGTCGCGCTTTAATTGCATTAAATAATTACTTTTATATCCACCATGAAAGAAAGGTACATACTTTGTATGTTGCCCCCCTTGCACTTCAATAGCAATTTTATCGTTTGCATTGTAGAAATCAAATGTCATTCTTGTTCCAGCCACTGGAAACTCTTCAAAAATAACTTGTCTTTCCCAGTATTTTTTTAAAAAATCTTTGACTGATTTTTGGAATTTACTTTTACTGTCTCCATCCCAGTCTATCATGTATTTTTGGACGCCAATTACTTTTCTTACTGAGCCTGTTAAGGTTTTAAATTTCATTAAGTGGGCCAGTTGAGTGTTGAGCCATCCGCCCGAATCCTAGAAGCATACATTCTAAACGTTTTATTTAAAAATTTATGTGATTTAGATAAATCTAATAAAAATCTTTCTGGATGCAATGCTTTATGGGTTTTGTACTGGTTGATTCTGTTGCTATATATGTTCATTACATTATAATTGCCAATAGATATCCTGTCGTTTAAACCTGTGCTTTGATTCCAAACTGGAGAATATAAAATGTTTTCATTTGAATTATTAATTACATCATTAACGGAGGATAACAAATGTATATTATCTCTATATAATAAATCCAGCCTACTACATAGATAGCAATCAAATTTTATATCTTTAGATAATTCAAAACATTTCTGTAGGCAATACAAACTATTAATGTAATTTCGAATAGAGTAATATTTATCCCTAAAGCAGTCCATCCTTTTTCCTATAAAATTTTGATAATCAAAACCTTGAGAAAAAATTGCTTGATCTTCCACCCCAGAAAAATCAGCGTCAAAAAGTTTCCAGTCTTCTTGATTTTCAATTTTAATAACATCATTTTTTTGGCGGCGAGGATCTACCAACATTTCAGTAACTGTAAAGCAATACAAAAACACTGTTAAGTTAAAGTGTTTTTTTAATTCATTAATTACAAATTCGTTGAATTTTTGAGAGACAATACTACCTTGACCTCTAGTAATTCCATAAAGAAGTATGGCTACTGTACTTTTATTTTGCATTCAATTTAACATGATTTAACTTTCAACTCTTTCTGATTTATCGTAATGAATAAATCTGTCGTGAGTAATTGGTGAAGCTAAAAGAATAGCGGGTTTAATATTACCTTTTTTAGTTTCTTGATAAATATGAGACATCCATGTCTGCTCGTAAGGATGAGCCCAAGTTGTGTCTAGAAACATTTTTTTATTGCCTGACTTGCTGACAATTTGAGGCCAATTAGCATAATAAATCTCTCCAGTTAAAAATGTTAACCCGTCCTCGAAACCCATATTGTTAAAAGATAAAAGCGGAGCATTAGGGTCTAAGCCATGCTCTGGGAGCTTGTGGTATTCTGGCCAATATTTTTCTCTGACATTTTGTGGGACATTATACCAAGACCATTGAGTTCGATTGTCTCCAAAGAATTCAGTAAAACATAATTTTAGAAAATCAAATTTATGCTTTGCCATAATTTTTAAACTTTTTGGAAGAAGCCCTTGGATATATTGGCGAAAGCCATTTTTACAGAAACCTGTAGAACTGGGAGGGTTTAAAAACATATCATCCTCAAAGAATAACATATATTCTGAGTCAGTTTCAGCAAAATGTTCCGCGATAAACTGTCTTCCACCGCATATGCCTATGTTATTTTTTTTAATTAATGTAAATGCATTGTCATTAGCAATCTTTTGGTTGTGTTCGAAAACAGAAGGGTCTGTGGAATTGTCTAAAACATACTTTTCAACCATATCAAAAAAATCTGGCACTTGCTTAAACGACTCTATTAATTTAGAAAATTGATCGGGCGAATTAAAAGTTAAAACATATAAAGAACATTTTTTTGATATAGGTCTTGATAGGTTTGGGGCTTCTGATTTAATATGATTTTTTAAAGTTTCAAAAAAAGAAGAAAGCAGGCCGCAATCTTCGCTTTTAAGCTCAAAGCGAGAATATTTACTTGGCTCTTTATGGGCCATAATAGTAAAAACGCTTTCTTCTGTGCCCATGTATCCAGAATTTAAAGAATCAAATAATAAATTATAATATGTAGAATTAGCTTCGGCGATAAAATCTTTATGCCCACCAAAGATGCCGCCTCGACAAACATACTGAGGGTCTTCTTCGCAATATGTTTCCATTTTAGACCTACAAAAACCATGGATTTCTGGGCCATCAGGGTATGGGAAAGAGATAAATAAAAATTTATTTATAAACTGATCTATTTTATTGATAACTTTATCATGCGTAAAGTAACCTTCATGCACTGTGTTAGTAATGCCTCCATCTACCCAAATAAAATAATCCGTATTAAATGGGTTGTATATTCTTGCATCATTAAGCATAAACATTTTAGACATAACCATTGGGTTATATAATTCTAAGGTAGCTTGAGTGCTTTCTTTTAACCAGCCACTTTGAGAAAGCCATTTTTCGTTTTTTCTAATTTCTTGAACTTTATCATAAAATGGGAACGACTTAAAGCTTTCTGAGTTCTTGTGGATAAGAAGAGTGTTGTTTTTACTTCTAATATCCCATACAATTTGCTCGTACTCATGATCAATAAAGATAACCATCGGTGAGTCCGTTTTTAAAAGTTTTTTAAAATTTTCTATATAGTGATTAAATGGCCTCTCGAATCCTGCCCCAGCGGATTCTCTAGCTAGATTCCATATGCCAGTAACTATTGTAGTTTTTTTATGTTCAATTAATTCTTTTTTAATATTTAATTTAGATTTTATTTTAGATAAATCCCAAAGTGCTAAAGTTTTGCGATTGCCTTTATCAAAATTATCAACAAAAACATTTTCTTCAAAATACAATTCAGCTTCTGGTAGGTTAAACGGCTCCGCCATTAAATTAACGGGGTAAAATGATCCAAAATCAACTCCTTCATTTTGCCTGTCAACATCTCCAGTATTGCATTTCCTCCAAGATTCCCCGTTTTTGCTTGCCCATGTTGTACTTAATAGATATTTGCAGTTAGAGGAAAGGATATTGTTAATCATTTGCTTTCCAATTTCAAGGGGTTGGTGACCAATTACATCCCTAACGATTAACAAGTCGGCTTCTGGTATTGGGTCTGAGGCTAAGTCAAGGCATTGAAAGTTTTGGTTGGGGAAATTTTGCTTATTAATATTAATGCATTGTTCAACTATATCGCAGCCTGTATATGATTCTATGGATGACAAAATTTCTTTAATCCAATTAAGATCTCCACAAGGAAAATCTACAACTGATTTAATTTTTTTTTGTTGAATAAGTTCTTGTATTTTATGGCGAAGGTTTTTAGTTTCTTCAAGGGTACTACCTGGTCCGCTTCTTGATTCAGTGGAGCCGAACCCATAGTTATCGTATATATTTGAAAAAATTTTTTGAGATTCGTTATTCATTAGTTAAAAAGCCTGATCGCTCTAGTAGTTCAAAAGATTTATTTAGAATGTTTTCTGTTGTAAAATGTTTTTTATAAAAAGAGTGTCCGTTTTTACCTACTTCGTTTAGTAGCTTTTGGTTATTTCTAATTTCTTTATACCTTTCAACAATATCAAGGGCCAACTTTTTCGGGTTAGCGGGACGCGGAGTGCATGAGGTGTAATCTGATTCCCATTCAATAGGGAAATAAGCGTCATCAGGAATGTCGACAATTAGTTTGGATGTAAATCGTGGCCTAATAAAGGGAACTCCAGCTCTCCAGTATTCTATGTCTCTATTGCACATATCTCGTATGCCAGATAAAGAGAAACATACCCCTGCAGATTGCATTGCCTTACAATAGTCTTTGTTGTTTGTTTTAGAAAATAATACATCAATGCCTTCGATATTCAATTTTTGTAACTCTGCTGCCGCAGTTCTGATACCAGAAATATTGATGCCCCTAAAGAAAAGATTATTATTTTCAGGTTGATAAACATTTTCTGGATATAAATCTTCTCTATTCCAAGGCCGAAAGTACCACGGTTTAATTAAATTTTGAAAAAGACCAGCATCTCTTGAGATAATTTTTTCATCAAAATGGCCAGAATATATTGCAGACATATTGTCCAAAGGTAAATTGCAAGCGCCTCCACATAACTGCCGTAGGTCAAAAAATGTAGTAAATAAAACGACTTTTTCTGTTTTAGGATTAATTAATAAAAGATTGTTTGCGTTTAAACAAGTCTTATAGCCAAAAACTTCATGATGAACCCAACCAGATGCATTACGAGAGTCTAATCTTTTAGCTGAAGAGAGGGAGTGTCCACGGCTTTCTAATAATTTTAAAAATTTAGCATTAAAAGTCCAAAACCATTCTGTTGGATTATTATTTACTTGTCCAATATAATTTAATTTCATTGTTTTTTCGTGGAACTCAACCAAGCAACTCGACTAAAGTCTGCATCCATGAAAAAGTCTAAATTATATTTATTAAAAGCTCCTTCAACATGTGAAAATTTTATTTCATGCCAATTCCAAATTTTATTTTTAATGTGACTTTCAAAGTATGCATCATCTTTAGCGTAATCATGTGCCATAATATGATCTTCGGGTTTGAGAAATTCTGATAAAATAGGAAACTCAAAACGCTTGCAAGCTCCGTCGCATAAAACTAAAGTTTTACCATCTGATTGTATGAATTTAACTAAATCACTGTTTCTGTCTAATATTTCCCAAGGGTTAACTTTTGTGTTGAATACATTATTATTAAAAAATTTAATATTTTCACCCTTGCTGATGTAAGACTGTATGGAAGTTGGAGTGGTTTTATAATTAGTATCAAAAGTCCATATCTCGCAATCTTTTTGGTTAGAATTGTTTAAAGCGTCCCTAATCATTAAAGTCGTGCCTCCGTAAGCTGAACCTATCTCAATGACTCTTTTAAATTTAATTGTATTAAATAGAGCCTGAAAGGCATCAAAGGCTTTGGGTGATTGCATGGCGGTAACAAGATGCCCTAATTGGGATTCATATGTAAAGTGGCCTTGAACGCTCATGATGTTTGACTTTCTTTTAGGTTTAATGGTTGACAGTTGTTGAATTTTAATTTTTTCATAAATTATAAATTTTATAATTAAAGCTTTATTTTAATTTGATCACACCAGTCTTGACTTTTTGAGTGTGGCCAAACAATACAATGATCAGGTTTTTCTTTTGTGTGAAATTTTTTCCATATTTTACAATAGCCATCTGGATCTGATTTAACTTCTTTGACTTGCTGCTCATTTAAGTCTTCCCTGAAAATAGTGGCCCCATCTTTATCATGAAAAGCTACAACCCAAAAATCATAGTCATCTAATGGAACTTGATCAAATCCTAAATCAATACAATGATTAAAAATTGGGAGAAAAGAGTCTATGTAGGCAGGGTCGTCTCGCTTAATTGGGTTTGGTGGATAGTGGAGGTCTGTAGTATATTCTTGAACAGAGCGCCTACCCATACTTACCCCACTATATTCTTCGTAGTCCTCTATAGTTCTTTCGGTCCCTAGGTCATATTCTTTAAAGTCTATATCTTTTTTTTCGCCATCCATTTCGAAAAATTTTCTGTTCCTTAAATGAGATTTAGAGTTTTGTGATCCCCAAGTGGGGTCGTCGTCCCAGCATTTTCTTGGCCTATGGGATCTTGAGTATTCATGATAAATGACTGGTTTGTGGGGGTGAAATAAATCATAACCATGGGTATAAGCCCTAACGGTTAAGTTGATTTCTTCGCCATGAAATAGATAATGTGGGTCGTAAATTACTTCTTCGCAAAATTTTCCATCAACAAAAATCATATGACCACTGATAAAGCGAGAGGTGACTGGCTTATTTAAGTTTTCCCAATCTGAAATTACTCCAGACTTAAAAAAAAGTGCTCCTTCTGGCGTGAATCTATCAAAATCCATTTGTGTTGCGTATGGAAATTTTTCTTCAGTTTGCTGAATAAAAGCTGGACAATAAGTTGTTAATAAAGGTTTTTGGTAGCCGTCATTGCGCAGCATTTCAAGCATATTAATTAGTGTAGTATCCCAATTTTTTTCAAAACGGTGATGGGAGTCGAGTTGCAGTGTGTATTTTTCTTTTTTATATTTTTTATTTAAAAGATGGCGAACCCAGCATACACCTTTTGTTTCTTTGTAGTTTATTTTTTCATAATCTAAACTGGTGTGACTTTTTTTAATTTTTTTAAAATCTTTTTTAAGATCATAATAATTATCCTGCTCGCAAAATTGATCTATAACAGAGATTCTAATTTTGTTTTTCCCACTAGACTTTAAGATTAAATCTTGCACCGTATTAGAGGCATCTGGGTCCCTGTACGCTGCTATTTGTATATATATGCTATCCACTAAACGGAACCTCGCCTTCGATAATGTTCATCCAGCCTTTGCTTTTGGAGTGAGGCCAAACTAGCCATTTTGATGGAATTTTTGATGTTTCAAACTTGCGCCAAAACCTCACGAAATCATCATTAGGATTTTCGTTTAATAAATTTTTAACCTCTTCTTCTTCCGCGTCCAGTCTTACCATTTCTTGTCCGTCTTGGTCTTTAAAGGCCATAACCCAAACGTCATAATCTTTTTCAGTAAAAGCAGGCTTATGAATATCTATGCAATATTTAAACTCAGAAACAAAGTTTTTTTCATATTGAGATTTAACCGTAAAAGGAACTGGGGGTGGATTTCTATCTAGCGTATGCTGTTGAATTTTTCTATCTTTAAAGCGAATACCAGAATACATTTCATAACTCTTAAGGCTTCTAGTTTTGCCTAAGCCATATTTTGGTAAGTGAGCTCTGCGAGTTCCATCCATGCCTAGTAATTTTTTATATCGAGCAAAACTTTCTTTGTTTAACTTTTCCCATTTAGGAACATCATCCCAATGTCGAGCTTTACCTTCTCTTGTATAGTGATGCCAAACCCATGGGCGGTGTAAATGAAATAGATCGTAGCCGTGAGTGTAGGCTCTAACCGCCAAAGAACTCTCTTCGCCGTGGAAATAAAGTTTGGGGTCGTAAGGCACTTCTTTACAAAAAGAGCCAAAAGAAAAAATGAAATGCCCACTTAAAAATCTTGCAGGTTCTGGTTTGGAATTTTCCCAATCTTGAATGCTTTCTGGAAAAATAAAAATAGGACCTTCTGGCATAAACCTATCAATATATGTGCGCCAAACATCGTTTAGTCTATTTTCATTTTTAACATCAGGGTCATACGAGGGTAAATATGAAGACAGTATGGGCTTAGTGTTGCCGTCTTTTTGCAGCCTTTGTAGTGTTTTTTTAAGCTTTTCATCCCAACCTTGAACAAAGCGATGGTGAGAGTCTAGTTGAAAATAATATTCTTCATCATCATAGAGTTTTTGTATATAATGTCTTGCATCGCAAACCCCTAAGCTTTTTTTATAATCTGTTTCAATAATTTTAAAGCTTTTTCTTTTTTTATATTTTTTTAAATCATCAAATTTATCATCAGGATGAAACTGTCTAGAGATACCAAATACTAAATTTCGAGGGTTTTTAGCATTGGCTATACAATTTTCAATTGTGGGTATTAGCTCTGGATCTCGATAGCTAGCAATAGAAATAAAAATTTTATTCTTTTTCATTCTCAAAAATTTTACTTATAATATTATAAAAATAATCTTTGAGACTTCCATTATTATCTAAAAGTTCTAGTAATTTTTGGTCGCCTTGTATTTTTTCTGGGCATTCTAAGTTTTGTTTTTTTAATTCTGATAACATTTCTTCATCAAATGATATCCAAGCACCTTTCTTTTCGATGAATCCCCAAAGATACATCATGTCAATAATTTCTTTCTCTTTCCAAACTGAATTTCCATCAGTTCTACCATAACGAATGGGGTATCTTACTTGAGCTCCCGTTTTTTCATTAACACTTTTGCGGAATCTAATTTTACAATAGTGACCAATTGGGTCACCCTTGTCTTCAATTTTAGTTGCGGATGGATTTTCCCACATTATATCATTGTTGTATCTTTCTTCAAATTCTAATATAAAGTTGGCGTAATGTTTAATGGCGTTACCTCCAGCCTGCTTTACTTTAGGGCCACCACGAGCTGCGTATGGGTTGGATGCAACCTCTACCCTTACCTGAGAAGTTAATATCATCATGTGTCCCATCTTGGTGATGGGTAGAACCATTTTCTTAAGAAAGACTGAGGTTACAAGGGCTCCTCCAGCTACTTGCTCGCTTTCAGAAAAAGGTTTATCAACATCATTCATTCGGCAAAGAGCATCAACACTGTCAACAATGAACATATACTTTTTTCCATCTTCATTATTAAAAACTAAATCTCTAATTAACTCAAAAACTTTTTCAAAAATATTACAATCTAAAACAAAAAAAGATTCTGGGTCTGTTTTGATTCCTGACCTTTTAAGCATTTCTTTACTAAGCCGCCCTTCACTTTTTACAATAACAACCATGCCATCTTTTCCGAAATGGTTTTGAAAGTTGCGAGCCACGGAAAGGGCGCAACTTGTTTTACCTCCTTCATTAACACCAGTAAATCGATGCGCCCCAGACGGAAATCCGCCACCTAATGCGAGATCTAAATTAAGGCTGCCGCTCGGAATTTTATATTCATCTTCATTAAAATGATTGAAATGATATTTTTTATTATCTTTATCGTCTAAAAATTTATTAATTTGATCTAGTGTCTTACTCATGATAAAAAGCCTCGAATAGTTTTAGGTTTAATCTCGACTATCTTATCATATCCAGACTTTTTTGTCAATTTAATTTTTTCTTTTTTGGGTATTTTATAGTGAAACTCTTTGTATTTTTTCTTTAATAATGATTTACCGTATTCTGATTTTAAAATTAATAAAGAATCCCAGTCTTGATGGAAGTTTACTTTTTCCCAAAAATCAATATTTGGAAATTCTTTTATTAAATCATTTAATATTTTATACTCTCTAGTCCAAAATGGACCTTTGATTGATTTGGGCGGAGTAATGATTCTTAAAACTATTTCTTTTTTATTTAGCTTAGGCACCTAAATAATTTAACATAAAAATATATAAAAGTAAAGAATTAAATTACATTGTATATGGAATTTTATTCATAATAGCTCGCCAGCCACAGCTTGTATCTTCAGATTTATATGCTCCGCCGCAATGACATATATCTGACGCAATATCAGGCCTGTTTTCACCTTTGGTGCCATTATAACAATTTGTTCCGTGTATGTTGCTTTGAGATCCGCAATCTTCATAGCACTTATTATACGCTTTCTCTATGTCGTATGTATTTTGGCAAGTGCTTTGTTGGGACTTTCCGCCCTTACAACCATATGTACCATCCCATTCGCCTTTTTCGTTATAATTTTTATAATTCATACTTTGATCCACGCAAGAATCATTGGTCTCTCCGCAAGCCCATCTTGAGTGATATACCTCATCGTCACCATGTATACGACACCCCTGCTTCAAATGATCCCATGTGTAACCGCCATAAGGATCGGGCTCACAACACTCGACTTTGGGTTCATTTTCCTCCCAATTACATGGAGTGGGCCCAGGTTCTCCAGTTTGGAGCCATTTTGCTACACTTTCAGCGCTAGGAGCGCCACCTAAGTTGTCTTGCGTCCCGCAGTCTCCTTCCCCTATGCTTGCAAATTCATAATCTACGACGAATATCCAACTACTATTGGAAGCTCCAGACCAGTTAACTATTAAGACCCCATTCGTTGGATCAGTGTTAACAGAAATACTGCCATCGAATGCACCATCAGAACTATCAACACTTCCACCTTCGCCAACTAGTGCAATGTGAACACCTAGTATTCGTAAATTAGAGTGTACGCCGTTATTATAACCTTCAGCGATTAATTCTAGTGTGCCACCTGAGCCCTGAACTTGAAGGCCTGCTTGTTGTGTTTGACCTATCGCTGGCTCTTTTGTGGAGTCAAATTCCTGCTGTCCAAACATTGTAGTGCTAAGTGTATATTGACAATAATGTCTAGATCTATCTCCACCTTTTCCTCTGCAACCCGTCCAGATAATGGTTGCTTTATTCCAGTCGTCTGGCCAGTCTTCTGGGGGTGTAAAGTTTTT